ATAATGTTTTTAACTGGAAAATCAATCGCTATGCGGTAAGACATTCAGGGCTATTAGTAAATTATTTATTAAAATGTCCAATAAAAAAGACAAGAAAGAAAAGGTCGACGTGCTAGACCAAGTTAAAAAATTAGAGAAGGTAAAGAAAGCACAAGTCCTTCTAGAATCAATCTCAGACATCAAGGAGCGAGCTAAGAAAGTCCTTATTCTAAAAGAGGAAGTAAATGTCCTGTTGGAAGAAATTGGCTTATCTAAGACTGATGCCAAAAAGATTGTCGATTATGTGAACTCCAAGGTGGAGCTAACTAAGAGCGACAAGGAAAGCATCAGAGAGCGAATGCTTGAAAAGAAAGACGATGTTGAAGAGGAGGTTGAACAAAAGATAAGGAAGATGCCTTACGACCTTATGGCTCAAGGTGGAGCAGGAGGAGGAATAGGAATGGGAGGAAATGGCTCGTGTGGTGGTACTTCATATACTGTCACGACTGGAGCTAATGCTTCTGGTTCGTCAGATGTTACTTTTGGTGGATTGGTGAATGCCTTAGAAAAATAATATTCGCAAAAGCCGTCAGTCACGAAAGCTACTACATTTAAGCTCCTTCGGGGGCTTTTTTGTTTATAGTTAATGTACAGTATGTATATCAACTGTTAATGGGTCAATATGTGTTAATAGTCCGAAAAAATCGGACAGTTGAAGTGTGATAAAATATAAGCTATGAACTATGTGTGGAAAGCCAAATACGATGACGGGGAAGAGTTTAATCAATTTGATGAGTCTGGAAATGAAAATAGATATGAAGATATAAAAAGAGGCAATTTGGATAGTTTTGAGTTGTGGGATAAAGAAACAGGAAAGAAGATTTATTGGATAGATTTAATTGGAGACAGAAAGCTGATATTTAGAAGGAGAAACCTTATAAATGTGACTGGGGGAGAAGAATCGTCAAGAGGAATGGTTTACTTAGTTGGGTGGCATATGCTAGTATTAACTAATGGTGGTCCGAAAAAAATAGAGGTATTGAATTACATTTTTGAGGACGGCTCAATAGGTTTGAGCGATTTTAGGAATAACCTGGAATTGATACCAGAAGAATTGGGATAACAGAATAGTTTAAGATTTTCTAAAAATTAGTGTTGGAGAAATATGACATTTTGTCGTATTTAGGATTATGGAAGGTAAAAGCATAACAGTAGATGCTACTGTTCTTGTAAAGAAGATGAAAACATTTACTATTGATGGAGCGGTGTCTATCGCAAGCATGAAACAATTTACTTTAGACACAGAAGTAATAAGTGTTTCGTATGCCCATATAGACAGACAAATGAGAGATGATAGCACCGTTTACGGAAATACAAGCGCGGGCTCATTATCTTCTGGAGGAAGAAGAAAGGGGTGTTTATAACATGGCACTAGCATCTACACTCATAGATAATTTTGATGATAATGTAATAAACACCACTCTTTGGACCGCTTTTGCATGGTCAGGAGATATTTCAGTAGAAGAGGCCAATTACCAACTTGAAATAACATTACCAGATAATGTTGGCGGAGAGCTTCATGCTGGCGTACTTTCAAAAAGTGGTTATTCTTTGATAGGAAGTCATTATTTTGTTGAAGTTGTTGGAGTACCTCCAAATGATAATCCAGACCATCATGCAACAATGGAGATTGGAAATAAAATAGACTCAGATAAAGGATATTGGTTTTTTAAAAGTGGGACAAATCTTATTGTTCAAGGGTATGGTATTGGAAGTCCTGGTGTAGTAAAAACAGACACATATGATTCAACTAATCATAAATGGTGGAGAATAAGAGAAGCTTCTGGAACGATATATTTTGATGTTTCAGCGGATGGAATAAGTTGGAGTAATTATACGAGTGACGCAAGTCCATTCTTTAGTTTGTCTACTACTTATCTTAGACTTGCGGGTGTTTCCCTCTCTGCCTATTCAAATCCTGGAAAGGTAATTTTTAATAGCCTAAATGGAGTCCCAGTCCCCGTTTTATCAGAATTTACGACTGATGGGATAGTGGCGTTAAGGAACACAGAAGCGATAACGGCAGATGGAATTATAAAAGAAGAACAAACTCAAACATTTACGATTGATGGAATAGTGGAAATTGTTGTTAGTGAGAGCTTTACGGCTGATGGTATTGTGTTAGTAGAAGAAGATGAAAGCGTAACAGTTGATGCTATTGTTCTTGTAGAGAAGACTAAAACCTTTACTATTGACGGAATTATAGAAGTCGTTAAGGACAATGCTTTTACCATTGATGGTATTGTTTTAATAGAGATTACAGACAGCATAACCATTGATGGTGTGGTGAAGGCGGTTGGAACAGAAGCATTTACGGCAGATGCAATAGTTTTAGAAGAAAACACAGACTCTTTCACCATAGACGGAATAATAGAGATAGTTGAAGGCTATGTCTTTACTATTGATGGTGTTGTTTTGGTTACCGAAGAAGAGCAATTCACTACTGATGGAATTGTTTTGGAAGAACAAACTCAAACAGTTACCACCGATGGGATAGTTATGGGGGCTGGGGCAATAGATGTAACTTTGGATAGTGTGATAAGTAATAAATATTATTATTTGGGAGGTTTGATTATGTCTAGACCAAAAAGTTTAATTAGGGAGAGCGTGTTTTTGAAAACTGACATAACTGCGATTGATGGGAAAACAAGTAGAGACACAGGAACAGAAAAAGAAAAGTATATGCTTACTTGGGAGATATTGAGCAAGGGAGAAATGGATAATTTGGTTGAGATAGTTGAGTTAAACACCGCAGTTGCTTTTAGTGTTAATGATGGAAATTTAGTGATAAATGAGGTTAACGTAATTCCTTTTATGAACACAAGAAGCTATACTTTAGTTGGAAACAACTATATTGGGGCAACCAGTTTAGAATTAATAGTAGAGACAGGAGAATATGTTAGCTAGCTATCAAAAAATATCAAGAGTAATAACAGGTAAGCCTTTCGGTGACGGTAGTGATGGAGCATATTCATCCGCTACCATCCCAACAATGGTCAATGAGTCATGTTCTGGAGCATCTGGTGGTACAACCTTGACCGCAGGTGGAACAGGTATAGCCGATAATGATATAGTTTTAATTCACCAAACAAGGGGAACTGGTGCAGGTAATTGGGAAGTAAACAAAATAGCTAGTGGAGGTGGAAGTGTAAACCTAGTTACAGTTGAAAATCTAGCCAATACATATACAGATTCAGGAAACTCAGAGGCACAGATAATAAAGATACTTCAATATACAGACGTAACTGTTGAAAGTGGAACATGGTCTGTACCTAATTGGGCAGGTAATACTGGAGGTATTCTAGTTTTTGCGGCAAGTGGGACAACAACCATAACTGGTACTGTTTCGGCAACTGCAGATGGCTATGATGGGGCTGTTGGGGTTTCTAGTGGGAATGGTTATGCTGGAGAGGGAACTTCTGGAGCTACAACTATTAAGACTGCTGCAAATGGTAATGGAGGAGGTGGTGGAGATTGGATTTCTGGAAGTTGGGAAGGTCCTGGTGGTGGAGGAGCAGGTCATGCTTCTTCTGGGGAGGCTGGTCATCTTGACCCAAGTGTAAACGGAACGGTTGGAGCTGGTGGTGGCACCTCTGGGGCTACAGAATTAACCACTATGACATTTGGTGGTGGTGGTGGAAGTGGCTCGGCTGGTGCGTCAGGCCATGAAGGGGTTGGTGGAGGTGGCGGTGATGGAGGAGGAATCGTCTTTGTGTTTTCTGAGGATATTGTAATAACTGGTGGTATCTCAGCAAATGGAGAAAATGGAGGCAATTATTCAGCTGCTTTTGCTGGTGGTGGAGGTGGAGGGTCTGGAGGCTCTTGTTTAATTCAATGTGCTACTGCAACTTTAGGGTCTAGTAAAATTACTGTTGCTAAGGGTACAGGTGGGTCTAATAACCTAGGTCCTGGTTCTGGAGGAGATGGGACTGTGGGTCGTATAGCAGTACATCATTCAGGAACCATAACAGGAACAACGACACCAACATTTAGTAATACAGAAGATTCTTCATTGGTTGAATCGGGAAAAGAATTTACAGTAGATGGGATTGTAGCAGCAAGATTGCCTGAAACAGTTACAGTAGACGGAATAGTTATGGTAGTTGAAAATGAATCAATTACAGTTGATGGAATTGTAAGAGACACTTTTACAGAAGCTATTACGACAGATGCACTTGTAAGAGATACATTCACAGAATCTTTCTCAATGGATATTATTATAGGGCCCTTATATTATTATTTAGATGAGAGAACTTTACCAAGACCAAAGTCATTCAGCCGACAATTTATAACTACAGGACAAAGTGTTGAAGCGATAAGCGGTAAGAGGGGAATGGATTTGTATGGAAGAAAAGAGAGGTATGTTCTTTCTTGGGTAGATTTAAGTTATATGAATTTACATACGATTTTAGATGTTGTGGCAGAAAACAGCGCGGTTGAGTTTGAAGTAAGTGATGGAAATTTAGTTATAAACCCCACAGATGTGATGGTAGATATAAGTAATATAAGCTATTCAACTCCAGGCTCAGATTATCGAGCAGATGTGACTTTACAGCTAACCGAGGTAGAATAACTTGACAACGAATTGTAAGAAAGTCATAATGTAAAGTAACTTATGGCGAAAAAAGATGTATTTCACACAACGGCTTTAGTAATTAAAAAGGGGACTGAACCAAAAGAAAAAGGGATTGTTGGACCTATAGTCGGTTCAAGTAGCGTTATTGACAGAATGGGAGATTCTATTGACCAAAATGGTTGGGATATTAAAAATTACAAAAAAAACCCTGTAATATTATGGGGGCACAATGTAAAAGAAGAAAAGCCACCAATTGGTAAGGCAGTAAAGGTTTGGGTTGATGGTGCTGGCAAGAAAGCAAAATTAATGTTTAATGTTAAGTTTGATTTGCGAGACACATTTGCGGCTGAAGTTTATAGAAAAATAGAAGAAGGATTTATTAATACTGTATCAGTTGGTTTTGCACCTAAAGAGGCAAAGGCAATAGATGAGGCTGAACCATTTGGAGGAAAGAGATATTTTAAACAAGAGTTGCTTGAATTATCGTTTGTACCAGTTCCAGCCAATCCAGAAGCAATAGTAGCTTTAAGAGGTATGGGTGTTGAACCTAAAGAGATTGAAGAGCTTTACCCACAAAAGGAAACTAAAGAAAAGAAGGTAAAAAAAGTAGTGAAGTCTAAGGTTAAGAAAATAAAAAAGAAAGTAGAGGAAGTAGAAGAAAAGAAAGTGGAGAAGAAAGTGGCTAAAAAGAAAAAGGTGGTAAAAAAGGTGAAAGAAGAGAAGGAAATAAAGGGAGCTATATCTTTTAAAGATTTGGGAATTGCCCCAGAGTCAGAGAGTTGGGATGGGCCAGGAGAGATTGCTAAGGCAGAAGTAGAAGATTTAAAGAAGATGTGTACTTGGTATGATTTCGAAAGAGAAAATAAAAAGGGTGCATACAAGCTACCTCATCACAGGCAGACCGACAAAAAAGCAGTTTGGAGAGGCGTGGCGGCGGCTATGGCCGCATTGTTAGGGGCTAGGGGTGGTGTTAAATTGTCTGATGGAGATAAGAAGAAAGTTTATAACCATCTTAAAGAGCATTATGCTCAATTTGAAAAGAAAGTACCAGAATTTAAAGCTGTTGAAGAGCAGGTATTGTCTGGCTATGAAGAAGAGATACATGCCTTAGTTTTAGATAGAGAAGAAAAGCATGTAGTAAGGCTTGTAAAGAAAGTTTTACAAGAAACCAAAGAAACTAAAAAGACTAAAGAAGATAAATCTGATGCATTAGTAAATGCGTTAAAGATTTTAGAAAAAGCTACATCAGTATTAACAATTAAGACTCATTAGAAAGGCGGTGAAAATATAGGTTGACCCCAAACACTTTTTGTGCTTTGGTGAACCCTAGAGCGATGACGGATGTGTCATTAAATTAATCAAGAATTTATGAGTTTAGAAAAAGATTTAGCAAAATTGCTAAAGAAACACGGGCAAAAGGCGGAGGATAACTCCGAGTCCACAAAACCAACTTCCAAAACTAAAAAAGTTAAGGCTTCAGAATCTGAGGTCGTAGCCAATCTGGTTGACAGCATTACCGAGAAATTGACTGATGCTATTGTCAAAAATAAAAATTATGACAAAAAAACCGAGAAAAGCTTAGACACTCACATACGTAACAAAGTTTTCACAAACTTTCATGGTATAAAAGAGATTAGCTACCCTTCGAATCTAGCGGATTTATCCAAAGATGAGAAAATCGTAAACTTCTTCAAAGCTTTGGTTTACGCCAAGGCAGACCCAGCATCTAACCAGGTGTTAAGGGCTTTAGTAGAAGGTACAGATGACCAAGGTGGTTACTTAGTTCCAGAAGAGTTAAGAGCAGAAGTATTTAGAATTCTCCCTGATATGACCATCATGCGTAAAATCGCTAGGGTTATACCTATGAGTACTGATACTTTGAAACTTAATAGCTTAGCGGCTAGACCAGTTGCTTATTGGACTGGGGAATATGCTTCAAAATCTACTACATCAGCGGAATTCGACCAAGTTACTTTGTCACCTAATGACTTAGTATGTTTGCTTCCTATTTCCGACCAATTGTTAGCTGACGCTAACATCAATCTCGTTTCGTTCATCATTGAACTATTCGCAGAGGCTATTGGAGTAGCAGAAGACAAGGCATTTTTCACAGGTTCAGGCAGTGGTCAACCAAACGGAATCAATCAGGAGTCAATCTCCGAAGTTGATGCAGGTGGGTCAGTAAGTTTTGACAACATTATCCAGTTAATGGATAAAGTTCCTCAAAGAGTTACTCAATCCAAGAAAACCGCGTTTGTAGGACACAGAGCTGTAAAATCAATACTTAGAACGCTTAAAGATGGAAACAACAACTATATTTGGAGAGATGCAGGAACAGGACCAGGAGCCGGAAACGAGTCCAGGTTACTACCTAGCACCCTTTATGGTTATCCTTTCTACGAGCAGAATGACATAAGTCAAAGTGAACTATACTTTGGCGACTGGTCAAACTACATTATTGGAGACAGACAAACTGTATCCGTGAGAACTACTACCGAAGGCGGAGACGCGTGGCGTAGGAATGCTATGGAAATCAAAGCTGTTGAACGTGTTGACGGTACTGCCGTTATCACTTCACCTTTCGCTAAGATTACTAACATTTAAGTTTAGCTAGAAGTAAAAGGAACTATTGTATCAGTTTCGCACTCAATACAAGGATGGTGACCTAAACACCACTAAGACCCCTCTTTACCGAGGGGTTTTTTTTATTGTTGCCCTACTGTGGTAAAGTGTATACATGATTAAAGTTAAAATGTTTTTTTCTAGTGAGATAAAAGTGGTAACTCCTAATGAGGCTCACGCATTGATAGAAAGCGGAAAGGCGGAATTGTTTAAAGAAAAGCAATCCTATGCCACAAGGCAAATGACCGCTTCAAGAGAAGTTACTCCCGCAAAACCTAAAAAAGAGGTTGAGAAGAAAAAAAGAAAATACACAATTAAGAGAAAATAAGGTAACATAGAAGTATGAGTCTTAAAAGTTACGCTTGGACTACCGTGGAGAGAGCTGCTAATTTTGGTGGTTTGGGCACATTAACTGGAACCAATGAAACTGTTATGGAAGGATTGATTAATGCCTTAACAGATTATTGTGAGAGTTATATAGGCAAGAGAATTAAGAAGACATCCTATACTAATGAGGAATATGATTCGGAAAGGTCAAATGTACTTGTGTTGAAGCACTGTCCAGTAGTATCAGGAGAAACATTTACATTAGATAGCAGGGCGTCAGGATTAAATGAGGAGAATTGGGGAGTGGTAGAAAGCAAATATTACAATGTTGATAATGCGACAGGAATAATAAAAGGTGCTAGTGGATTAATGTTTTCTAGGTCTGTAAAAGGATATAGAGTTACTTACACAGCAGGATATGATTTTGATAATGTAACCACATTTTTATCAGACACGGAAGCTGGAGAATTAGAAATGGCAATTTGGATGATGGTTAATGAGGTTTATAGCAGAAGAAGTGGCGGAGGGGCTGGAATTGAATCAGAATCAATAGGAGATTATAGCGTCAAATATGGACCGTCTATGTTAGAGAATGAAACAGTAAAAAATATATTAGATAAGCACGCAGATGTGAGTGAATTTGGAAGTGCTTTAACTCCTTTACAAAATTAAAAAATGGCTATTAGAAGATTTTTTGACCAGAATGTAGTAATACAAAGGTTGAGGACTGTGAGTGGGAACAAGAAAGCTTTACAGACTACTGCAACTGTGGCTGGGCATATTCAAAGTTTAGATGTAGACGCAAGACAAACTTTAGGTATTATTGAAGAGAAGGCATGGAAGGCTTGGTTTGCGGTTGATGCACCAATTCAGGAAGGCGACCAGTTAATTGATGAGAATGATGTTAGATACAGCATAAGAGAAATTGTGACTAAGGCATATGGCATTAATCAACACAGAGAGGTGATTTTAGAAGAATTTAATGTTTGACCTAATATTGATGTAGTATTACAATAAACTTATGAATAGTAAGTTCTGTGAAGAGTGTGGAGAAGAGTTTTTTAAAAAGTGTAACGAAAGTAAGAGGGCGTTTAAAAATAGAAAATTCTGTTCTAGAGAATGTTATTATTTACACAAAACTGGTAGGAATAGTAAAACGCATAAATATATTTTTTGTTTGTGTGGTGTTTGTGGTAAGAAAGTGAGGGTTTATCCTAGTGACAATTCAAATGCTCATTATTGTTCTTTGGAGTGTACAAGAATAGGAAGAACAACAAAGAGGGAGATGGCATGTCCGATTTGTAAGAAAAAGTTTTATAGAATTAAGTCTTTGGAAAAGAGGGCAAAAAATTCTTTTTGTTCTATGGAATGTTATTGGAAAAGTATGCGGGGAAAACCTATGAATTGTCAGAATCCCTTTACCAAAGAAATACGACAGAAGATGAGTGAGTCACAGATGAGTAGATTTGATAGAGAAGGGCGCTCAGAAAGATACCTTTCGCGTAGAAATCTTTATCTTAGAAGGTCTATGAAATATAGATTATGGAGAGAGGCGGTTTTTAAAAGAGACAAGTATACTTGCCAGACGTGTGGTGCAAAAAATGGGGAAGGAAAAAGGGTTATTTTAAATGCGGACCATATAGCGGGTTTTGCGAAATTGTTAAAAAGATTTAATCCAAGGAGTATGCGGGAGGCTTATGCTATTCCAGAATTGTGGGATGTAAATAATGGAAGAACGTTGTGTGTAGGGTGTCATAAAAAGACAGATAATTATGGAGGCAAGGGTCACGGGCCATATGGGAATTGAGTTGGTCGTGCTATAATTACTTTATGCTAAAAAGAATAAAAAACAGAGAAGTAATATTGGAGGAATTTAATGTCTAGTTTAATAACAATTACCCTAAATCCATCTTTTGAAGAATTAAGTAAGAAGTTTGCCTCTATTGATTTTACTAGTTTTTTGGGAGAAGAAGTAAAGAAATTATCGTTTATGGTTGAGGGAGAAGCTAAGAGAGTTGCACCAGTAGATACTGGGAGGATGCGGTCAAGTATATCTGTTGAGTTACAACCCCTATCGGCTATTATTGCCCCACATGTAAATTATGATTATTTTGTTCATGAGGGAACTAGGTTTATGGCAGCTAGACCTTTTATGCTTTGGGGTGCGGATTCGGCTAGTAGTAGATTTGACCCCGTATTTGAGAAAGATGTAGAATTGTTTATAAATAAGAAAATAAGGTAAAAATATGTCGTTTAAAATAATTAGACCACAAATAGCAACATTGTTAGAAACTGTAGATACGATACAGGAGGTTTCTAGTAGCCCAAAAATAAAGTTTGACGGTTATCCAGCGGCTCATGTCATACCTTCTGAAAATTCTGCAGATTATGAAACAACAACGGAAAATGTGAGAACTTATGCTTTTAAGGTGAGATTGTTTTATGAAACTAAAAATACGGGTGTGGAGGGTGCTTTGGAAGCATTGGAAGAGGTTGTGGATAGTGTTTTGGATTTACTAGACCAAGAGGACCAAAAGGGAGGTACGGCAAGAACGGTGGGAATAGGATTGCCGTCAGGATATACTTTTTTAAATATGTGGGCTACGCCTGGAGCATGGGGTCAAGTTGTTCAAGAAGAGCTAATAATGGCTGAATTGACTGTGGGAGTAAGAATTAGTGTTGACGTAACTTGACTTTACTCGGGTTAGCGTTCATAATCTGAATTAATATGGCTAAATTCGTTGGAAGATTGTTACAGTTAGGAATTGCAAAAGAAGGCACAAGAGGTGCTGGAGCAGCATCTACTTATATGTTGCCAAATACTTCGTTTTCTTTTGATG